CTTACAAACCAAAATCAATAGTTCTTGAGGACTGTGATGAATTCTTAAGTGGAAAGAGTTTTGACTTTCCTACAAAGTCCCCAGAGACAAGCGCTGAAAGAATGATGTGCATGTTCTATACGAACATGAAGTGTTTTGAGCAGGTAAACAATGAAAAATACGATATTGTTTTTAGATGTAGGACTGAGATAGAGTACGAAAGAGCCATAACCCAAGAAGAGCTAGAACTTGCTTACAGCAATCTTGTTATACCACACGGGCTTGATGGTAGAGGCGGCTATCAAGATTCGCTAGCCTTTAGCTCTCCTTACTACATGAATTTTTATAATTCTGTTTATAATCATATAAGATACTATGCACAAAACAACATTACAATACATCCTGAATACATACTGAAATACCATATTAGTTACAATAACCTACCGGTAAAAAGAATAGATTTTCCAATGCTATTAAGAGGTAGACAATACGCATGATAAAACTTGTAATATTTGATCTTGATGGCGTATTAGTTGAAGCCAGAAACATACATTACGAAGCTCTTAATAGAGCTTTGTCTAAGTTTGGAGAAGAGTATGTAATATCACTAGAAGAACATCTCTCTTCTTACGACGGACTTCCTACAAGCAAAAAGCTAGCCAAGCTATCTAAAGAAAAAGGACTACCTACTGATATACATGAAGAAGTTTGGCAAGAAAAACAAAAATGCACACAGAAAGTAATATCAGATATAGTCAGTCCTACTATACACTCTCGTATATCCATGGTACTAAGAAGGCTTAGTAGTGAAGGGTACAAAATATATTGTGCATCAAACTCAATAAGGTCTAGTGTAAAGCTAATGCTTTTAAAAGCAGGCTACCTAGAATATATAGATGAGTACTTTTCTAACGAAGACGTAAAAAACCCAAAGCCACACTCTGAAATATACTTAAAATGCATGGTACATGCTGGAGTTAACCCAGAAGAGTGTCTCATTGTAGAAGACTCTCACATAGGTAGAGAGGCGGCTGCAAAATCTGGAGGAAATGTTTTAGGCGTAAAAGGTCTAGAAGACGTAAGATTAGATAACATACATAAAGCTATAGAAAAAGCTGAATGTAAGCATAAACCGATAAGACCCAAATGGCAGGGTGGAAATATGAAAGTTTTGATACCAATGGCTGGGGCTGGCTCTCGCTTTGAAAAGGCGGGATATACCTTTCCTAAACCGCTTATTGAAGTAAATGGCAAGCCGATGATACAGGTTGTCGTTGAAAATTTGAACATTGATGCTCAACACATATTCATAGTCCAAAAAAGCCATTACGAAAAATACAATCTTCAGTATTTACTTAACTTGATAGCTCCTAACTGCGAGATAGTTCAAGTTGATGGAGTAACTGAAGGTGCGGCTTGTACAACATTGTTGGCAAAAGAATTCATCAACAACGACGAGCCGCTTTTAACAGCAAATTCCGATCAGTTTATTGACTGGAACAGCAATGAATTTCTGTATTCGATGCAAGCTTCAGGTGTAGACGGAGGGATTTTAACTTTTGAGTCGGTTCATCCAAAGTGGAGCTTTGCTAAACTTGATGACAACGGATTCGTTTCCGAAGTTGCTGAAAAAAAACCCATTAGCAACAAGGCTACGGTAGGTGTGTATTACTGGTCTAAGGGTAGCGACTATGTAAAATACGCCGAGAAAATGATCATGAAAGACAAACGGGTAAACAATGAGTTTTACGTCTGTCCTGTATTCAACGAAGCTATAGAAGATAAGAAGAAAATCAAGGTGTTCGACATCGACAAGATGTGGGGTCTTGGAACGCCAGAAGACTTAGAGGTATTTCTAAATGACACTTAAAATTTTTATCGGATGGGATAGCAGAGAAACAGATGCTTACAATGTCTGTGTCAAGTCCCTAAAAGAACATGCATCGCAGGAGCTTGATATAACACCGATTGTTAGAGAGACACTTATTGAGACCGGAGAATACTACAGACCACAGCCAGAAGCTGGTTCTGTAGAGTTCACCTATACTAGGTTTCTGACTCCATATCTAGCAGATTACGACGGCTGGGCATTATTTATAGACTGTGACTTTTTGTTTACGAAAGATGTAGCTGATTTGTTCGCTATGGCAGACGACAAATACGCAGCAATGTGCGTTAAACATGACTATGTGCCTAGAAACGCTATAAAAATGGATGGTCAAAAACAAGTTTCCTATCCAAGAAAAAACTGGTCTAGCTGCATACTATGGAATTGCTCTCACCCCTCCAATAAAGCCCTGACAAAAGATGTAGTAAGCAGCGAGTCAGGAGCTTTTTTACATAGATTTCAATTTTTAAATGATGAAGAGATAGGCGAGATACCTCTAGAGTGGAACTGGCTAGAGGGTGAGTACGATAAGCCTGAAACACCACCTGCTGTAATCCACTTTACCAATGGTGGTCCTTGGTTTGATAACTGGCAAGATGTGGATTATGCTGAACTTTGGAGGAGTTACCTCTAATGAAAGTAGCTATATGTTACACAAAAAGAAGAACAGATGAGATAATGGAGTCCTTTACTAAAGGGGTCGTTAGCTCTGGAGATCACGTTGAGCTTATAAAATCAAAAAGCGACCTCCATAAACTTGAAATATGCGATGTATCGTTTCAAATAGCTGAAGTAACAAGATACGAATCTCTTTGTTATCACTCCGATCCTCACGGCATGGCAGAAGAAGGTTACATGAGGGTTGCCATAAAAAATAAAATGATAGAGCTTGGTCGCCAAAGAGTGATGCTGGATTGTGGAATTCTTGACGACGATAGAAATAGAGACCCTAATGAGAGATATTACTCAATAGGTGTTGATGGCATCAAAAGGGGTGCAAATTTCTACAACGAGAACAGTCCAAACGACAGGTTTAAAAAGAGAAAGTTACGAATAAAAGAGTGGCGCAACTCTGGCGATCATGTTTTGATCATAGGTCAAACGCATTACGGCGCTGGACTGTCTCATGTTGGAACCGAAAGCGACCCAATGTCTAATATGTGGACTGATCCTACAGACTACTACCACAACCTAGTCAAAAGGGTTAGAGAGTATACTGACAGACCTATCGTTTTTAGAACACATCCTATAGGCGATAAAGAAATAAGGAATAGAATTCGACCTCCAGAAGGAGTTGACAATATAAAAATTACTGACGCTAAACAGGTTAGCATCAAAGAAGACTTAAAAAATGCTTGGTGCGCTGTAACTAGAACGTCAAACGGCGCTGTTGACGCTGCTTTTAACGGTATACCTGTCATAACGGAAGACCCAATTTGCTTAGCTTATGATGTTGCAGGTCATACAATAAAGAAGATAGAAGACCCGGAAAAACCCAGTAGAAATCAGTGGGTTTATGACATGTCTTACGCAGAGTGGTCTCTAGAAGAGATGCGTCAGGGACTTGCTTGGAATCATTTAAGGAGTAATCTAAAACATGCACAGGATAAATGATGTATGGTGCGTTCCTGACGGGGACGAACTTATAACAAGAAAAATAAACGAGAGGAAGAAGAAGGATTCTGATCCTACTCACACAGATCTTTACTACGAAAGAAGAGTAAGAAAGGCGGCTTTAGATGCCGTCACTAACTTCGGCACGTTTGTTGACGCTGGTGGCAATGTAGGAATATGGAGTAGGCCGCTTGCTGAAAAGTTCGACAAAGTAGAGGCTTTCGAGCCAGCCGAAAAAAATAGAGAGTGTTTCATTGAAAACACAAAGAGCTTAGACAACATAAGCCTTTACAGTCACGGTCTAGGCGAGAGAAAAACCCAAGGAAATCTACTTCTGGGTGTCAAAAATTGCGGTGATTGCAAAATAGTCTACACAGACCAGATCAAAGGAAACAAGTTCACCCCTGAAGATGTAGTCGATGTCAGAACATTGGATTCTCACAACTTTCATGAAGTTGGGTTAATAAAGATTGACACACAAGGACACGAGCTTAGGATACTTAAAGGCGCAAAGAGAACGATACAGAAATGGAAGCCTGTGGTTGTCTTCGAGATAGACCAAGACAAAGATTTGTGCTGTGACCTTTTGGAATCTCTTGGCGGAAAAAGAATACCAGTAGATAGTAAATGCTTAATGATTTATGGATTTGACAAATGACAAAATTTAAATTGAACCACGAACAACTTGATTACGCTTTAGGTCTTGCGATGAAGCGGCATGACGCAAAAGATATGTCGTTTAGAAACAAAGACGTTGCTAAGTTTATGAACAATAGCAAGGAGGAGATGTCTTCCGAGTTTAAGGTTGATAAGCAATACATGGCTCATTTTCTTGGTGTTATTGGCGAGCTTGGATACGCTCTAGCAACAGACCAAAAGGTTGATGAAGAAATATATTCAGTTCGAGATTCTGGCCAAGACTTTGATGGGGTTGAGGTTAAAACCATAACCTACATGGGTAGAGGGGAGCCGGAACTGAAAATCACAGTAAAAGAATACGAACAAAGAACCCCTCCAAAACTCTATGTACTCACCAGATGGGATATAAAAAATAAAGTGGTAGAAGTGCTTGGTCAAATAACAAGGGAAAAGTTTGACGAAGTTAAGCAAGAAAAGCAGTATGGCCCGTATCTGCCAAAAAACTATATAGTTCCTGCTTCTAAGATGGAGAAGTTAAATGAAAACAAAAGTCACGCTAAGTGAAGAACTACCTAACAATATTATTGTTTCACATAAAAAAGAGTCAGATGATCTGTCTCAATATTACCTAGACAATAAACTTGTGATAATTGACAACTTTGTTTCTAAGGATGAAATTGCAATACTCCAAGATTCCCAAACACAAAACAAAAACAACTACGATGTCGGAGGAAAGCATACTGTAGAGGGAGTCATTGGAAAGCCAAGCACCTTATTTAGAAATGCTCAGGCTGCAAAAATTCTAGCAAATATAAGAGACAGGCTTGGGGAATTTTCTGTAAAGCGATATAGATTGTTTAGCAATGATTTGGCCTCTAGATACTTCATGGGAGATTTGAAGTATGTCAGAGATGACCAATTTAATCTTAGGTTTGATGCAAAAGAAAAACCTCGCAGAATGCATATGGATAATTATGACCAAGAGCCTATGAGAATATTCTTGAATCTTGATAATGAACCTAGAGTATGGAGGATATCCTGCCCTTGCACTTACTGCGATGCCTGCAAACAAAAACAGAATTGTCACGAAATTGAGTTTGGTTCTGGTGCATTGTGGGTAGTAAATACAAAAAGGGTTAACCACCAATTAGTTTATGGCAAGAGGCTTGGGGTATTTTCTAGGTTCTTTCCCTTACTGGAAGAAATGGCATGAAAGTCCTTTACGTAACGACATTTAATGACAAGCTTTTTAAAGCTACCGGAAATGACATGATTACGTCTTTCGTCAAATATAAGACAGAAGGCGATCTTCTCATTGCTCACGAAGACGGTCTAGACGCAGTTATTCCCCACCATAGAAAGTTTATTTTTCATGACTTAGAACAAGATAGCTTTCTTTCTTCATGGCTAAAGGAAAACGAGGACATCATACCTGTCGAGCTTGGTGGTAAATTTGAAGGTGTCTATGAGGAAAAAACTAAATTCAATCAAAGAGCCTCTCAGTGGTTTAGAAAAATAGTAGCACTCAATGCGGCTATGGATAATAAGTCAGACTACGAAGCTATAGTATTCCTAGATAGCGACACGGTGGTAAATAAGCATCTACCGGGATCAAAGATAGAGGAGATATTTAGCGGTCACTCTATGTTCTATCACTTAGGGCCTCACAGGAAAAAGTCTGGAACTGGGATAGAGTCCGGCATAATTGGATTTAACTTAAAAGAAGAAGGAGCCTTGCTCTTAAGCGTTGTTATCAACAAGTTTAGAAGTGGTGAGTTTAGAAAATATCTTAGATGGGATGACGGCTATGTATTTAGAATGGTCGTTGAAGAATATACAAATATAGCAACCAGAGATATTGTAGATGTCCAAGAAAACAATGTCGTAGAACATGGGCCTTTTGCTGAATACTTAGTTCATAAAAAAGGAATACATTGGAAAAGGCACGGTTTACCCTCTATGAAAGGTCATAAAGATCCACAATAGAATGGCAGCGTCTCCACCAAAGACAATTCTTACACAACATGAGAGAAGCAAGGTTGTAGGAAGGGCTTTTGCTGAAGGCTGTGGTGGTGGAATCATAGACATTTTTAAGCTTCAAGAACTAGCAAAGAGAAACATAATAGTACCTCGCGTTGCTAGTTACGGAATACTTCGTGGTTGTGGAGATGCCCTTAAAGCCGCAAAGGATTACTGGCATATAGATCACGGATATTTTTTCAGATCAACCACCCCAGAGTCTTACGACGGATACTACAGAATAACCAACAATACATTTTGGCATAACGGTCTTGGCAAGTTTGACTCAGATCGTTTTTTACAATTAAAGCTAAAAGGTTTGAAGGTAAAAGATTGGCGTAAAACAGGAGATCATGTAATAGTTGTCCCTCCGTCAAAATACATGGCGGACTATTGGGGTATGCATGACTGGCTAAGAAATACCGTAAGAGAGTTGCAGCAATACACAGATAGAAAAATAGTTGTATCCATAAAAAACGAAACTCCTTTAGAAAGAGTGCTGCCGAATGCATGGGCATTGGTAACAGACCATTCAAATGCGGGAATAACAGCCCTACTTAACGGAGTTCCTACGATCTTTACTAACCCATCGAGAAAGTTGGGTGAAGTGTCGGACATTGAGAATCCACCTATGGATCGTGACTTTTTTTACGGACTAGCTTATCAACAATGGACTTTAGACGAAATAAGATCAGGTGAAGCATGGAATTACTTGGGCGATACAAAACATTAATAGCAGAAGTAGAAAACAGAAAGCCTAAAACCATACTTGAGGTTGGAACGCACCGTGGAAACAGTGCGATAACTATGGTCAATAAGGCAAAAGAATATAACGATGACGTATTCTATTACGGCTTTGACATATTTGACTGGGGAAATGAAGAGTTCATGGATAAGGAGTTTAATGGTAAAAGCTATGCCAATATTGGAAAAGCCAAACGCCGACTCAGACGAGAGGGTGTAGAGCATAAATTGTTTGCTGGGAATACCGTGAGAACATTAGCCAAATTCTCTCCAGAAAGACAAATAGACTTTGTTTTTATTGACGGTGGACATTCAATAGAAACGATAGAAAGTGACTGGAAGAATGTAGAAAAGTTCATGGACGACGAAACAGTTGTTATATTTGACGACTATTACGAAAACAGAGACGACTATGGATGCAAAACACTCATAGACGAGCTTGACAAAGATCCTAATTTTTTGGTAGATAGACTAGATCCTATAGAGATCGTTGAGAAGAACAACATACATCTTAGATTAGCAAAGGTAAAAAAGAATGTCAGTGCAGATTAGTGATTTAACCATAGTTAGCGCAGCTTGGAACTGTTCAAGTTTTTTAGAGGCAAACTGGAAATTAATATCTGAGTATTCAACAGATGGTCTTCAGTGGGTTGTTGCAAATAATCACCCAGAAAAAAGCTTGGGTATGGTTGAGACTATCCCTAACTTTAAAATTATTGACGGAGTTCCTCAATCGAAATTAAAATTACCGCTAAAAAGCAAGGCTATACATGTAGGAAGCTATCACCACGCCGCTGGTATTAACAAAACAATACCACACATTAAAACTAGATATGCTTTGTTTTTAGACCCTGACTTTTTTATAGGGCCGTCTTTAGTAGAAATAATTGACTACATGGACAAAAAAGACCTTGCGTTCTTTGGGACACCTTATGCAATAGATGGGGCTGATAGGCCAAGTCATACATTCCCGTGTGTTTACTGCATGTTTGTGGACACAACAAAAGTTGACATCTCTACATTTGACTTTACGCCACAACCAAGCGATCTGTACAAAGGCGATACTGGAACAAAAGTTTATTTAGACCATTTAGATTATCCTCATGAGTC